CCAGAATTGGTTGTATCTAGCCAAATAGTACCTGTGGTTGCTGATGCAGGTCTTGATGTTCCAGAGTGCATTGAATTTAATGCACCTAAAATATTATTTAATTCTGTTCTAAATGCTGAAAATCCTTGGTTGGCGATAGTGACATCTGATACTTGACTCATATTTAATTCTTTACCTCATTATGATGAACTTTTCAACCCATGCCCAATAGCTACAAAATCAAAAGTTCTATTTATATTACTACCACTTGAATTTTGAAATACAATATCAAAAGATGAAATTGACTTATTACTTATAGAAAAAAAATCTCCTGTTGCCATATTCTGTGCCGCTATACCAATGCTTGGTAATGCAAAGAATGGATTAGTAAATGTGACTGTTTTGGTAGTGGTTCCAGAAGCTACATCTTCACCTGTTTCAGTTCTTTTCTGCATTTTAACATCAATAGATATTCCAGATACAAATGCTCTAGTTTTATTGTTCTTATTAGCAAGTCTTAATTTAAATTTAAAATATCTTCCTTTAAAGGTTGTTGATGTATTCATTGGTTGAAATTCAGTAGCATTATCTAAAGATGTGGTTGATGAAGCTATCTGTAATTGTGCTGTGGCATTGGTAGGATCATTACCATCAAAAGGTGCAGGTGCATCATCAAATAAAGCAACACCTCTACCATTATCAAATTGATCGTATGGATCTTCTATTTGATCTATTGTAATACTCTTGATAAAGGAAACATCATAAATAGCTGATAGAGATAGAGTTTGATTAAGAGTATAAAAACCCTCATTATCAATATTATCATCTGCACCACCTAAATCAAAATCACCAGATGCACTATCAAAGTTTCCTGTCAAATCATCAAAATCATTTTTGGTATCTAAAACAATAGAATTAGTGCCACTACTATCTGTCAATGCTACATCACTATCAAATGTACCTGCTGTTATATCTTCTGTAAGTGTTTGAATATCTTTAAAATTTTCTGTTATTTCTGCAATATTAGAAAATATTATTGTTTCATTATTACTTTCGTTTCCAAGTTTATCAACAGCTTTGATACAAAAAGCACCACTTCTTGTATTAGTTGTAATTGATGTACCAGATGTTCTAGGAACTTGTAGCCAATTTACTGATTTATTCCATTGTGCATTTGAAGTAACATTTTGGTATCTAATCTCATAAAAAGATACATCTAGATCAGTATTAGCATCCCAATTTAATTGCATTTGAGAATTACCAAGCATATTAACACTAAAGTTTTTAACATCAGAAGGTGGTAGTGTTGCACCAATTATTAATCTATCAGCACTTGCGTATGAAGAATTAACACCTATTGAATTGATAGCTTTTACTCTGACATTGTATGTGCTTCCATCAATAACATTCAACATTTCATAATTTAAATCTGATCCCACAGCTAATATTTTAAAATTACTTTCTGTACTTAATTTTACCTCAACTTGATATTGAGATACGAATTGATCTGGACTAGCAGAAACTGCAATATTTAATCTTGTTAAAACAACACCCTCTGAATATTCCACTAGTTCATCTGTTAATGTAATAGAAGCAGGTGCAGAAACAGAAAATGGATTAGGTAGTGTTGTATCTGGAATTGATGCCACTTCTTGTTGTGTTCCAAATGTATAGAAACTATCTTGATGTTCAGTTAAAGCTAGAGTTACTTGCATATCTTTTTTTATACTTAAAGACATAACTCTAAATGCTTTTGCACTAAATGCAGGTGTTGCATGAGTAATATTAACAATATCTCCTACTGCTAAATCTAAAGCTGTTGCATCTGCGGTTACACTGACATTAAGTATTGATCTACTTTTTCTTAATATAATTTCAGCTAATTCTTGTGCTTGATAAGGACTAGTGATTGTAGGAAAATCAAATCTACCTTCTAATAATATACCACCATCAGTAGTTAATAATGTTGCGTGTCTATCTGCACTTGCTTCATTACTATCATCAGCAGGTGGATATTGTACTTCATCAGATTGGAAGTTTTTGTCTGGGTTTATAAAAGAAACAATTACTCTGTTATATCTTGAATTTTTACTTGCACTTGAAACATTAATACCACCTATGATATTATCTTCTGTTAATGTTATTGCGGCACTTCCAGATGTTTCTGTAACAACTTTATATTTACCTGCTGTAAAATTTAAGAATGATCTAGCACCGCCTAAAAATGTTTTAACATTATCAATAATTTTTCTAGAACTATCTATAACTGCATTACAATCCATCAAATCAATTTGACTTGCACCAGAATAGGGAGTTATATTTGCATCACAGACATCACCTGCTGTTTGCCAATCTGCATAATTAGTATCAAAATACTCGTTAGATATTCCCATGCCATATCTACTATTTCTTAAATAATCTAATAAACAATAAATAGGATTATCTGAAAATTCCCATGTTGAACTTGTATCTTCTCTATGACTTCCTGTGCCTCCTGTTTTAGTTCCGTCTAAATTAGGATTATAAACTTTTTTTCCTTTTACCAATGCTTGAACTGTTGGAATACTTCCAAAGGCATCTTGATTCCATGTAAATTTTAAAGATAAATATGCTAGGCCTCTAAGTCTATGATTGGAAGTCCATGATGAAAGTTCACCAACTAAACTATCTTGTGTTTGATCGTCTGCACCAAAGTGAGGTCTTACTGTAATTAAACTTGCACTATCTTTGAAAAAATTTGCATCATTACTAGCAACTGTTCTTTCAGTATTATCAGCTAAATCACCAGACCAAGTAACAGGATTATCATTGACAAATATTGTTGTTATATCATCTATTTCACCCTCACTAAGAACTAGAACCATATATAAATGAGTATTACTTGCTCCAGATGTTTCAAGAAAGACTACATTCCCTCCAACTTTTCTTGTTCCATAAACAATGGGTATAGAAGCATTTGATTGAAATTTATTTACTAAAACACCTTGTGCATTTTTATCTTGTTGTAAATCTCCAAAGTCTGGTATTTCTGGAATTGGAATAATCCAAGAAATTACTTCTTCAAATATATCACCAACAAAATCAAAGAAATCACTAAAAAAACCCATTATATTCTACCCCATTTAATATCTTTGACTGTTAGTGCCGCAAACTCCATACCTTTGTCACCACTGAAAAATCTTTGTTGTGAATTATCACTTGTAGTTCTTCCAGACACTTTTTCAAAGTTACCCCAATGTGATGTGATATTTAATTTAACTGTTGCGGTGCTTCCATCATCTATAATATTAGCTTCATCAATCGTTCCGTAATAAATTAAAAAGGGATCAGCTATTAGAGCATTAGAACTATTTAAGAAACCTCTGTAAATCTTGACTACATCACCAATAACATTGTTGTTTAAAACTACTGCTACATATGTTTGTTCAACACCAGATAAATTTATTTGTAAAGAGTTCTTAGCAGGTGAACTATCTTCATTGACTCCTGCAATACTTAATAAATGACCAGATGCAGTATATGTTAAAGAACTACCAGAAACATCAGAAGTTAAATCAAAACTACAATCAGTAAGATATACAGTTGTAGGAAATCCTATGTGAACTAAATGTACAGGTCTTATATTTCCTGTTGCAAGTTCTGTTTTGACTGCATTCGTTAATCCTCTTGCCATTATAAACTTTCACAGACATCAAATTCAAAATTAAATAAAGGCTCTCCATCTCCATCTGCATTATTAGCAGGAAATTCTTGTAAATCACTTACTAAATGAACTGTAAATGGAACATCATCATAAGTTACACCTTCATCATTTGCTAATGCTTCAACCAATGGAGGCTCAATTGTTACAGTTGCCGCATTACTACTTGATGTTACATCTGCAACAACCATGTAAACCTTTGTATGATTAGCAAATTTAATAAAATCTCCTGCACGGAATCTATGAGTTCCATCTGCATGAAACCCATCCATAGTAATAGTTGTATCTCCTACTGTGTGTGAATTATTTACTAATACTGTTCCAGACTCATTTCCTTTAGCATCTAGGTAATTAGGAAATGTTATTGTAAAATCTTCCTTACTTGATCTTTGTTTTATTATAAAAGCCATGATTGATTGAAAAGCCAATCTTGGTTGTGTTTTGTAACTACAAGTAAATTTAAACCTTTGACCATCTACTTGCCTTCTAAATGTTTTTCCACTGTCAGTAGTAGACATAAGAGTTTTCTGTTCACTTTTAATATTTATAGCTGTGAAATCTGTGTTGGGTAAAGCACCACTCATACTAGACTTGCTCTTCCTTGTTCATTAACAGCACTATTAATCATACCTACTATTGTTCCTCTGCTGTTAGTTAGTAATTCATTAAATCCTTTTGCGTCTACTGTTGTAATATTGAAGTTAACAGTTGTTCCACCAAGCGAACCATTTGGCTTTATATTACCAGATTGTTGCGGCACAAATAATTCGGGCCCTTGTTCTCCAACCATGTATGGAGTTCCACCTGTTACTTGTCCACCTGTTCTTCTTCCTGTGTATTGTGTACTTGCAATTTGTGAAACATTAGCCGCAGTCAAAGCACCTATCAAAACAGCTAATGGTATACCAAAAGGCCCAAGAGCCAATGCTTTTTGAACACCTGCAATTCCGTCTATAATTGCGTCTTTAATTTTGAATGCTTTGTTCAAAGCAAATAAGGCTCTATTATGACCTGCTAATCCTTCTAAAGCACTTCTCATTCCTGCTTTTGCTATTTGTTCTTTTTGATCTTGACCTAATTTTTCTAACTCTACCTCATGTATTTTCCCAGACCTTGCAAGTTCCAATTGTTTTTTGAAGTGGTCTTTTCTAATTTTGCGTTCTTTCTCAAGTGCTTTTTCTACATCTTCTAATCTTTTATCTTCAATTTCTTGAAGTTCTCTATTTGTATGTTCCTCAATGTTTTTTCTTAACTCTGCAATTTCCATTAATTGGTCAAAAGTAAGGTCTTTTTCTTTTTCAACAAACTCAGTTAGCATTTTTAATTGTTTATCTCTTTCTTGCACAATTAATTCTTCTTCTGATTTAAATTTATCTTGCAAGGCGATAATTTGTTTTGAGAATTCTTTTTCAACAAAAACTGCTGTTGAGGGAGGAAGTGGTAAAGTTCCTCCTTGTTTTAATTGAGATTCCAATTGAGCATAAAATTTTGCAATTCTTTCTGCTTCTACTCTTAGAGTTCTTTGTTCAAGTATATACTCTGCCAATGACTTATCAGCATTATTTATGGCTTCTTCTACTAATTCAAATGGTAAAGCCATATCATCAAGTAATGGAATATGATTTCTAATTTCTACAATTTTATTAATAAATGCTTGGAAACCTGTTGTGAAAAAATTTACAAAATCATCAAATTGTCCTTTTATAAATGCAAACGTACCTTTAAAAACATCTGCTAATCTTAATGGCACTCCAAGTGATTCTTCTAACGCATTTCTAAATTGATTGACTGCCGTCAGAGCAATGAGAATTACACCTGCGACAGGATTAAATGCTGACACCAAAGCAATGATAATAAGAGAAAATTCTTCAATATTTCGTTTTGCAAGTTTAAATAAATCAATCATATCTCTCATTGCTTTTGCTAATTCCGTACCAATTGTTTTTGCAAACTCATCAATTTGATCTGCATTTGTTTCTAAAAGATTATTTAAATTACCAAATTGAACTTTTAACTCTGGAAAAAAACCTGCCTCAGCGATAGTCTTTTGAAAATTGAATACTTTATCACCTATCATAGATAAAGTTCCCTCAAATGTTTGTGCTAAATCATCAGTTGCTTTTGCAAATCTACCATCGCCTGAAAATAATTCTTCAAATCTTGCTATGGTTTCTTCAACAGATACTCTTGCTCCTGCTTCAAAACCAAGCATAGCAGTAACACCTCGCTCTCTAAAAAGATCAGCAGCACTAGCACCACCACTAAATGCTCTTTGAATTTGCATAGCAGTAGTTTCAAAATCCAAACCAGATATTGCCGCAACATTACCTGTAATTTCTAAAACTCTATTTAAATCTTGTGCGTCTTTGGCTACAACTGCTAATGAACCAGAGGCTCTTGTAATTTGCTCTAATGAAAATGGTACTTTACTTGCAAATTTTGTAAGATTATTAAATGCTAGTGAGCCTTCTTGAACACTTCCAAATAGGAATTTAAATCTAACTCCAAGACTTTCTACTTCTTTTCCAACATTAACAACAGATTTAATTGCTAGACCTGCACCTATTCCTATAAGAGCATTTTTAAGATTTAATACAGATTGTTTAGTTTTATTGAGATTTCCTTGAACATTATTAAGTGCTTGTTTACTCTTGTCTTTAGCAAGAATATTAATATTAAGGTTTTTATCTGCCATGCTTCATATTCATTATACGTTGTTGTCTTTCGCTTTCTTCAACTTTAATTTCAAAGTACGATAGCCACAACATAAACTCATTAACTGGCATTTGCAATACCTGTGATACTGTCATGTGTAATCTTTCAGCTAGTGAAAGAACATTATAGACCTCTGGTGAATCTTTTATTTTTTTTTTAAAGATAAAGGCTCTTCTGTTGCCATAATTTGGGAAGATACTTTTGCAATAACATCAGTATCAGCTTTAACTTTGAATGGAAGTTTATGTTCCATTGTAAACATCTTTTCACCATCTTTAGTAAGTGATTTCTCAATGATAACATCTATAAGAACATTAAGATCACCACCTTCGCTTCCCTTAAATATTTTTGATTTCTCTAACATATTAAAAGGTTTTGAGTAGATAGCTTTATCACCTACTAATCCCCATTCTGGCACTTCTATAACTCTTGTTTCAAGAGATTCAAAATGCCCTTTAACTCCTTCAAAGAAGTCAATTTTATCTGATGTCATCTAGTTCTTAAACTGTACCGATAGTTAAAGCACCTGTGCCTTGAAAAGCAACAGTTCTTGTAGATACTCCGTCTAAGCTAACACCAACTGACATTGATGTTACAATACCATTACCAACAAATGATTGATCTCCAGATGCGTTTCCTTCTGGTAATAATGTGAAAGCTATTGTTGCACCAGAGTCTAAAGTTTCCTGTGCTGTATCACCTTCATCATAGTGCATATCTATTGATCCACTAAATGCTGTTCTTCCTGCTAGGTATGTCTTTGCAGAATTACCAAGACTTGTATCTTCTACAACATCTGCTGTTGTATCTATTGTAAAACCTGTGACCGCACCAATGACTGTGCTACCTGCTTTTACAACACCTTCTTTACCATGATGTGCCATTTAATTACTCCTTTGTAATTGGTTTATTATATTCTTTTTTACTTTCTTTTGGTTTCATTTCAACTTTTTTTTGAACACCACTAGAAGTTTCTTGAACATAGCCTAGTTTTAAAAACTTATCAAGGCTATTAGGATTGATACAAATTATATCACTCCCTTTAGTCATTATTATATCTTTACTCATGCTGTACCTCTTGTAAATTCATATAAAACTCTTACCACAATTCTCACTGCACCAATAGGAAAAAGAACACCTTCATCTGCTGATACATCTACAATCTGTGTATCAATAGCATTATTATTTCTGGTAATATCATTATCTAATGTTTCTTCTACTACTTCTATTAATTGGTTTCTAGCTGTATCTATATTACTTGTTGTTCCTTTAACATATCCAATTAAAACAAAATCTATTGTTCCTGTTCTTTTTCCTGTGGAATTACTACCCATAGAAAAATCTTCTCTAGTTTCATCACTTGTAGAAACAAAGATTGCAGGAAATTGAGCATTAGATAAATCCTCCACTAAAAAAGGCTCTCTTTCTATTTTCTTAAATGTAATTGGTGAACTAACTGCTGTCAGTTTAGTTACTATATCACTTGCAATATCTTCTCTTTCACTCACAGCTTTAACTCCCTAGCTAATACCTTACTAAATATTGTTCTAATTTTCTTTTGTTCATCTTTACTTATTCTAAAGAATTGTCTAGTAATTCTTTTCTTACCTACACCAAATATATCATGAAATGCTGCTTTATCATTTTGTGCTTTCTGCCTAAAAAAAAGTTCACCTTTACTAGCTGTAATTTTACTTGTTAAAGAACTAAACATTTGTCCTGTATCTTTTAAATCAACCACTCCAGATTGTTTAACTCCTGCTCTTTTATAGTTTGGTGAATAAGGTTTAAATTTTCTACCAAAGGCATCTACACCTTTAGTTTGAGTTCTTGATCTAATTTCTTTGATTTCAAATGCTGAAACATTTGCTAATGATTTCTTTATGGCACTAGACATCTTTTGAGATATGCCTTTGATTTCGTTTGCTATTTGGATTGTATTGCTAGTAATTTTTACTTCAGCAACCATTATTTACATAAACATTGACCATCACAAGGACACATATCTACCTCACTAACCTTAAATTATGGATTGGCTCTTTTTCACTAGCTGATACTGTACTATCACCATCTTCATCATATTCAACACCATCTCTTAGGATAGCTTGAAACTCAGTAGCATAACTTGCTCTGTAAAAATTTATTTGTCTTTGAAAAGCATCTTCATCACCTTCTGGTGTTCTCCATTTAGTTAGTTGCGGCATGATATATTCCGCTAATGCTTTGTAAACTACGCACCTTTTCCATTGTGCGTCTGTTAATTTAGAACTAACAAGTTCTAATGATGTAACCTTTGTAATATCTTTATATCGTACTGTATGTCTATATCTCTCCCACCATTCTTCTCTGATTTGTCTAATGACATCATCTTCTGCGAATTGTAGTTGAGTATCAAAATCTGTAATACCGAATGAAGCAATATCTGGTTGATATTTTTGTACTTCTGCTAGGTTTACACCAAATTCTGTTGTTGCCATAATTATTATTACCATAGAGGTGGGAAAATCCCACCCCTAAATTATTAATTATTAAAGTGCTGAGTCAGCAGTTAATTTAACACCATAGCTATCGTGTAATTCACTTACACCATAAACTGCGGTTGCTACAATTTCATCTGCTCTTAAACTTGCATCTCTTTGACTCTCAATTTTTAGGTCTTGCATCATAGCCATACCTAAAGCATCTTGTGAGAAGATTGCACCAATAGAGTCATCTGATCCATCAACAGCAATATTAGATGATTCAAATATTTGAACACCTGCTATTGTTCCAACAAATCCTTGTCTAAGTGCTTCATTACCCATATCTGGCATATTACCTGCACTACCAACAAATGTGTTTGTTAGTTGTTTTTTGATTTGATACATAACCTTTGGATGGAATACACCATAATAAGGTGCAGGAACATTTGCAGTTCTTAGTTTTGCAACTGCTTTGAACATTTCATCAATGGTTAATTCTCCACCTGCTGATCCTTGACCTTCTGAAAAGCCTGTAAATAATGCTGATAAATCTGTATCAACTTTCTTTGCAATAGCTTCACCAAATAGTCTACCAATATCTGCACCAACATTTCTTGATGCTGAGTTTCTTGCTAGATCTGTAAGTGTTGTCATAATTCCAACTTCTGAAGCTGTGATAGTTTTAGATGTTGGGTTTACTGCTGTGTTTGATAAATCTGCCGCTTCACTTACTGCTGCTGCTGATACTACACCATAGATTGGTACTTCTACGGATTTTCCACCACCTGCAATAGTGTAATTACGCACTAGATTTCTCATTACACTCTGTTCATTTGCTACAAACAGAGCCTCTGCTACGATCTCGGTATATAATTCCGATATCGTACTACTTGTTGTTTCATCTGCCATTTTATATCTCCTTTAAATAGCGGTTATTTGTTAAGATTAATCACAGTAGGTTTAGAATTTCGCTGTTTTCTATACTCAGCATATTTCTGCCTATGATCTGGATTATTCATGTCTAAGTCCGCCAAATTAAAGGTCTGTGCGTTTACCTTCCCCACATTACTAACACTTCCACTCCCAGAAGGGGTTGCAACTTGGAAATGTGCATTCTGTGTCATAAACTCAGAAACAAACTCATCTATGGTTAATGGTTTGCCTTCTTTGTTGTATCTTGTTGTTCCATCTTTATCAAGTATTTCTGCTCTACCTTCTTCACTTAATCGAACATTATTTTTTAATAAATCTTTTACTTGATTAGGATTGATTGCTCTATTACCGGATGCGGATTGAATTAATTGTTTATCAATCTTTTCACCTCTTAGTTCATCTTGTAATTTTTGTAATTCTTTTTTATGACTATCAACCAAAGATGCTCTTACTTCTTCAAACTTACCTGCTTCTAGTTTTCTTTTTTCTTCAGCTTCTTTTGATCTAGCAATAATTTCTTTTGCCTCGTCAATGTCAGCAACACCTAAATCTTCTAGTGTTCTTCTCTTTTGTCTATGAAGTCTATCCTTGATTGTTTTATCAATTAAAGATTGGCTATCTTCTTTTGGCTCTTTAGCTTCTACTTGTTCTACTACTTCTTCTTGTTTTGTTTCTTCCTGTATTGTTTCCGTTTTGTTCTCGTCAGACATAATAGTTCTCCTTAATAGTTATAGATTTAATATAAATTTATTAATTATTCAATACTATCGTATAAATCGTCAAATAATTCTTCTTCAGATGGTTTAATTAATTCTCTTAGTTTATCTAATCTTTCAACAAGATCATCTGGTTGTGGACTAATTTTTAAGAGTTCTAGTGCGTCTAAAAATGGTTTTGAAAATTCTTCTGACATTAAAATACTGGTGATCCCTTATTCTTTGATTTTATAGCTGTTTCAACAAGATTGTCCATATAATTTACTAAATCAATATCAAATTTTTCTAATGCTTTTCTATTTGATGCCCATAGAGTAAATAATTCAGCATGAAATTCACCATCACTTGAAGCACCATAATAAGTTATATATTTTTTTAAAGACCTAGCAATATTACCATTAACATCTGTTGCCCAATAATGAACTTGATGCCCAATTTCGTGTAGAGTTGTAAGTGTTTTTTTATTTGCTTCTATTATTTCTTTTGTTGATCCTTTTGCTGAAGCTGAAACACTCCAATCTAAATCTGTTGTTTCATTCCCTCTTTTTAAACGATAATTACCTTGTCCTTTTTTTCTTCTCTCTAATAATTCTTCAACACCCTCTTGTATTATCTTTGCATTAGCAAAGTTAAAATTGACTTTATTTGATGGCTCTACAAAAATATTAACTGATTCATTTCTCCAATTTGTATTACCATTTGATTTTTTTCTAGCACCAAAAGTATATGCCTCCATTTCTTTTCCATGAGTATTAGTATAAATTTTATTTACTTTTGGATATTCTCTTTGTCTTATTTTTTCTATTCGTATTGACTTTGACACATAAAATATACTTGTGTTTTTTTCTTTTAAGAACTCATCTACTTTATCTATGCTTTTCTCTGATCCTTTAAAATTACGATATACTTGATTTAATGCTATTGCATTTACACTTGAGTTATCTTGGTAAACATTATTTTTATTTACTATGTTTAATTTTTTCTGTCTTTGTTTATCATTCGTCTTTGTCTGCTCTTTGATATTATCGTCTGTTTCTTCTGTAAACCAATCATCATCATAAAGTATAAAGCTATGTCTACATCTATATCCTCCTCTATTGATAAATGGATCTGTGCCAGACTTTCCTCTCCATGTAGTTTGCCAAATCTCTCTTGCTTCTTCTTCAGTAAAAACTCTATTAAGGTATGTTCTGCAAAAACTTCTAGTAGTAGTTATATTAGTTCCTACATACTGATACTTGGTAATCCCTGCTTCTTTGCCTTTGTATAAAGTAAACTGACCATCAAATTGCATCAAACTATCCTGTGCTATTTGACTTGCATATCTTCGCATATTATTTCCCAGAATATCTGAAGCATATTTAGTATGAAGTATCTCTCTGGCATTCTTAACTCTTTGAATGATTTGTGCGTTTTCTGAATATCTATTTTTATCTATGTAATCCGTTAGTCTATTAATAGCTGTTTCATTTGATCTCTGGTATACACCATTGATTTGACCTCTGATATTCTTAACCATTTCATTAAATGGTCTGCCTGTTACACTTGATTGGTAAACTTCATTAGCAATAGTATCTAGAAATCTATTACCCATATCTTCAAACCCAGAAAAGGATAAGAACTTTAAATCATTAATTACTTTAAGGTCTGGTTTAGTAAGTGTTTTAAATCTATCTGGTATAGGTAAAGGTTTTATAAATCTTTGATATTCTTTTACTATTTCATCATATTCAGAAACAATACTATCAGCTTCTTTAAGAAAGTTTTTCTCTATGAGAGTTTTAAGGTTAGGTCTTAGCTTTATTGCTAACTGTGTATTAAGTTTTACTCCACCATCAGTTAAACTAGTAAGATCAGATATTATCTCATCTTCTAGGTTTTTAAGAGTATTTATTATTCTTTCTTCGTGAGTATCAGCTAATCTTGAAAGTATCTCTTGTTTCTTACCTGCAAATTGTTTGAAACTGTCTTTGAATGCGTCTGCCATTCCACTTTGTATATAATGAAATGGCAGATAAGTAAATTATGAATACTCCTGTATTCTAATAAAGCTAGAAAAGAAACTACCATCAAGGTAAACTTCTTTCTTAGGTAGTGCATCTGAAACTAACTTTTCAAACTCCTCTGCTTTTGAAAAATCACAATCATAGTCAGTAAGAAAACTTCCCACATATCCTGTGCCATCCACAGAAATAAATTTATCACCATCATCATCTCTATTTGAAACAAATAAGAAATCCTCAAACTTTAATTCATCAGCAGGTTTGTCAGTCCAAATTGAAGCATCCCAATATTTTTGTGCTTCAGTTTCAGATAATAACTTACCTGTATCTTTCCAAGTAAGTATTGCTTTATCACATCCATCAGTTTCAAAATTAACTTGAGCATCCATTGGGTTAGACACATTTTGTAAATCGTGGCAACATTTAATCATAAAGCCACCCTTTGTTTCAACTGATTTGAAAATAGAACCACCATAAACTTTAGGCAAAAGTTTTAGTATTTTATTAATTAGTGTTTTCATCTTTGTATTCTCCTTTGTGTTTAACATATAGATAAATTATAGATTTTTTATACAGATACAATAGCAAATATGTGAAAAAATATTTTTTTTTTGGACAGGTAAAAGCTATATTTTAAAGCCTTTTTTCCAAGATTGTACTGCCCAATAAGCAGGTGATAGGCTCTTTTGACCTTTAACTTTAGCTAGAATAGGTCTAAATCTAGCCATAAAACTCTTTTGTCTAGCAGGAATGCTCTTTTTTATTGATAAATTAGGATCACCAAACCTTACTATTTTGACATTTCCAGATGATCTATCTCTTACATAGACTCCGAACTTCTTGCTTTTATTAGGTGTTCTAAAGGGTTTATTTAGCTTAACTGACCTACCTTTATAGGTTGCCATTATTTACCTACTGATCTCATAGCTGAAGTATGTGCTTGACCAAATGTTTTGCCATTCTTCATAGATCTAGCCATAGATCTCATGTGTTTTAAACTGTGATGTCTAGCATGACTTTTCATAGTCTTTTGTTGTCTAGGTGTGAGATCTTTGATGATGTTTTTGATTGAGTTTACTTTGACCATTATTTCTTCCTCTTTCTTAAATCTAAATCATGCTTCCTTGATCCTCTAAGAAAGCTATTAACTCTTCCCATAGACCAAGCAGCCATAGGAACTCGTCTGCTTCCTGCTGATAAGAATGCACCCTGTCCTCTACGATATACTTTTGCTAATGTTCCATAAGTGTATCTCTTAGATGCTTTTGCTTTTCTTTTAAGTGTAGCAACAACTGAAGCTGATAAAGGTTTTCTTTTGACTGCCATTATGCCTTAGTCCTTGCTTTTAGTAATGATGCAGGTATGCGTTTCCCTGCTTTGTATAATGCTGAAACTCTTTTGATAAGTCTGGCTCTTTTCTTTCTTTCTTCTTCATTTTTCAATCCAGATAAATACTTTTTAGGTACACCTGTTTTCTTATCTTTGGGAACTTTGCGTCTTTTACTCTTCGGCAACTTCTTCACCTTCTATTGCAGGTGTTGAGAATTGACCAATAGGTCTAGGTTTTGCTTCTATCTCATTATCAATATCAGCAATCTTATCATCATCTTCTACAACTGCTCTTGCTATTTGTTTGTCTATTTCTTTTGCAAAAGTATCAGAAGAAACTCCAGATGCTTTAGCTACTTGTAGGAATTGTAAATCAGCAGAATAATCTCTAAGATTAAAGCTATCTGGGTATTCTATTTCACCATCAAACTCTTTATCTTGCCACTTAGCAAACAATCTCCAAATATGTTCCTCTGCATTCTCTAGGTAATCTGCTTTCTCTGATAGTCTTGCATTAAGTAATTCAAACTCTGTTTGTAAAGCTATACCAGAGTTAATAGTTTT